ATAGGCGAGACTGGCTGTGCTAGCGAGACTGGCTGTGCTAGCGAGACTGAGGACGAATTAGGCATATAAGCGGGTATATCAGGTGATACTTGCGAAGCTGGCGACGAAGCTGGCGACGAAGCTGGCGACGAAGCTGGCATATAGCCTGGTGATGTAGGCATATAAGCGGGTGCTTGTAATTCATTGACTTCATTTAAAGGGGTTTGGAGATTAGCATTACCATTAGCTTGTTCTTCTCCGGTGCTATTGCCGCTATCGCTGCTACCTGCCAACAGCCAATATACAACACCTAATATAATTAATAAGAGCACAAAAAGACCGATGCCTATAAATACCCATTTTAATGAATCCATAAGATTTGATTCAAACTTCTTGGCTTCCGCCGATGGCTCTACGGGCTTTTTGACTTCTTCAACGGGCTTTTTGACTTCTTCAACGGGCTTCTTGGTTTCCTCTGTCGCCGCTGTCGCAGCTACCGCTTTCTTGGTTTCCTCAACAACCTTTTCGGTATATTTCTCTACCATTCCTATTATAAAGTTATGCTTGATAAGTTTCAACTCTTTTATTATTTCATCTGTAGTTATTTTCATTATATTTTTAGAAGTCTTCTATATTAAGATTTCAATAAAAAAATATGATTTTCTTCATATTTTATTAGATACATAAATATTAAATGGATATAGTAAAACCGATTTATGTCTATAAATGGGTAAGCAGTAAAGAATACATTAAGTATGTAATCGGGAATAATGATTCCGTTGCTGCTACCGGCGCAGCCGCTACCGCTACAATAGTAATTAAAGAGAATATATATCAGGACAGTAGCAAAGAAGACGCCCTAAATAAGATTGCCTATTACATAAATAAACAAAGCGGTAAGGACGATAAGACTCCTTATTACGCTTGGATAGACAAAGACCGCAGCGACAGCGAGCCCTTTTTATATGATATAACTGTTATTAAGTGGAAGGGATATGACGTCAATCCCTTTAAATCTACTGACAGAAAGTCTAACGAAATAAAAGAGGCCATAGATAAAAGATACATTAAGTCTAAAGAATTATTTGAAACTACCGACGTAATCAATATTGTTTTTAAAACCGAGTTTATTGACGATAACAAGTACTACTTTGACAATAACCGATTCAAAAGTAATAACTACAAGGTCGCTAGCGACAGCAAGATAACCGACTTATATAAATTAAAGATTGAGAATAATAAGAAGTTGGTCGAGGAATATTACAATGTGCTATTCAGCGCCAGAATGGCGGAAACGCCAGCATTGATAATACTATTTGATAAATTGGCGACATCTCGCAAAATACAATTAATCCAGTATGTCAATACCAATATATCCAAGGTATATTATAAATTATACAAGAACCATACCTTTAAAAATAAAAAGGAATTGAGCCGAATATTTAAAGTGAATAATGACGGTAAGGAATCCATCAATATATATTATACGAATAATACTGATATTGTTATTACAATCTATGCGAATGGTGTTATAAACCTTAAGTTTAATTACCAGATAGACAATGGAATAGCGCTTGAAGATATTCTCAAATATGTTAGCGAACTAAATAAATATATTAGTGATGTTTTAAATGACACCATTGTATTTAAGGAGAGGTATATAAATGCCCGTATCAGGTATAACGTGTATAAGACGAAGCTAGATGAATTGAAGGACAAGTTGAAGACGTCGTCTATATTTACTGCTGCGAAAGACGAAGAGTTTTACTACAAGAGAACGGGGAACTACAAAGACCGTAGTGCGGTTGATAAGAAACTCAAGGATGCGGTTAATAAAAACAACATTAAAATTGCTGGGAAAGATGATGCTGAAGTTCTAGATACCCGTATTATACTTCGCAAGGAAGCGAGAGGATATATGATTGATGTGAAGAATGCCAAGTCGTTTTTTGAGTTTAGATGTTTGGACTATTGGGTATCCAAAATAATAGAGAGCGCTGTAAATATCAAACAATCTACAAACACTGGAGATTCTACATCGCCCGTAAATGCGAATGCCGTGGACGCAAATGACGACAAGAGTGTGGGAAGCGATAATAGTGACCGTAGCACGCCTCCTCAATTACGCTACAAATATATGGATTCTTCTAGCGAATCCAGTGGCGGCGCTAGCTATGTAGGCGGCGTCGGTACCGACAATAAGAACTATTTAATAAATAAATTAAAGAATGCCGACAGAGCACTATGGAACGACAATAATAAATCTCGCAAATGCCAAAAGGTTAAGCAACCTATTCCCTTGTCAATGGACGAATACAATGACTTTAAAAGCAAGGGATATGATAAGATAGTTGATAATAGTTTAATTCATAATAATAACCACTATATATGTCCTCGTCTTTGGTGTCCTAAAAGTAATATTCCGCTAGACGAAGGAAACCCTAAAGCAAAATGCCCCGGTGCCGATGAAAAACCTATGCGATTGAACGAAGAGATGAAAAATAATAACAAGCCACGATACGCCTATTTAAAGAAAAAGGACAACATCCCTTGTTGTGGTAAAAAGATGCCTAGTGATGCTGGCGATGATAGCGATGATGGCAATGATGGAAATGATGCGGGAGCGGCAAACTCTATGGGAGTCATGAGAGTCACTCCGGATATCCCTAAATCTCCTAAAGCTCCCAAGAAGCCACCAGTGATTCCAGCAAATGACAAGAACTATATTATGAAGAATTATCCTATATATTATAATAAAAGATTTGGGGATATACCCGAGGAACTGTATAAGATATTGTATCCTAACGATTACAAGGAATATCTAGATAGTTGTCGGTCTCCTAATAATATCAATAAGAAGCGATGTATTTTGAGGAAGGGTTTGGTGGATATTGACGAGATTCCCGTAAAATATGCCAACCACTATGACAATATAATAAACACGCTCGTATATCTGTTAGATGAAACCAAGGAGTCCTTCATAGAAAATATTAAAAATAAGATAGACCTCTTCGCCTATTTATCCCTGGAGAACGGGAATATTTGTAGGGATTTCGGCGATATTCAACCAGTATTGTATGAATATAACAAAGGCCTCTATAGGGATTTAAAGAAGCATATAAAGAATATGAATAAGAACAGGAAGGATGGCGTCAAAATCGCATTACCGGCGTTTGATAGCAAGAACGACAAGGTCGTCTTTCAAATATCCCGATTACTTTATATTTATAAATCATATAGGAAGTTTATAGAGTATATATCTGCGGATAATTATCCAGACGACAAGGGCGTCCAGTATTTGTATAGTTTGACTGCTTTCCTATACAAGCGGTTATTGATTGTATGGGAGAATACTATAAATACCTCTAGCACTATACCTAATATTAATATGCTAGCGCCCGAATATATTAACGACATTATATGCTACTATGGATTACCAAAGAAGACCGAGATAGTGATGATATTAAAAGAATCGTGGAAGGTTAATGGAGAGAAGGACGACAACAATAATAAGAATAGAGATAACAAATTATATGAGATTATGAAGGACAGGGATAATATATATTTCTATGAACCTTTAGTGATAAAAACCCTCAATATGGAGAAAAAACATATGGCGTTAAGCGAATACCCAAACATAAGAAAGATAATTAATCATCAACCGAACAACAGTACCAACACCAATATATTTAATAATCTAAAACATATTAATAATCTAGCGACATTCAATGGGGTTAAAAAGGCCAACGGGGCCAACGGGGCCAACGGGTACACTATTGATACCATAATAATTAACGCCAATTACACGATAGACAAGATGATGCTCACGAACCACATACTAATCCGCTTCAACCCACAAGGAACCATTATACTACCTTATTTAATTAAAGAACTCAATGTTAAAAACGTCGTCTTTCTAGACGATATAATAGGCGATACCCATAAGATTACGATTATAAATAGCGTCCATTCCAAGTTTCTAAATAAATTAAATAAATTGGAGGAACTCGGTATTACTGTAGATAGCGGTGTGAATAACTTTAGCGATTCCCAGATAACAAAGAGCGTCCTTACAATTCGCAATGACGACTATGACACCAAAGGCCGTCTAATACTGTTTGGTAAAAAGAATGAGTTTGAAGAATATAACGATAGGAATACTAGGAGCACCAATAAATGGCTAGAATTGCGATTACACGTTCGGGATAAACTTATTGCGATTCTTGAAGATAAAGATGGCAATGATAAGATTACCGAGTATTCCAAGAAACCGAGGGCAGAGTTCATTAAATATCTCATGAGCTTATTTAGCAATAGCGATAGCGATAAGGACAAGATACAAATAATATTAGAGGAGATTCCTATATTCGCCAAGGTCGGTGTAAATGATTGGTACGCACGTTCCCTTTTACAAACTAAATATGGATATGTCAATGAACTGTCGGATAATTTCGTAGATAATGGCACCGAACTACTATTCACACAATATTTGGCAAAGAAAAATATACCCAAGAATATCCTATATTATCACGAAGCGAACCCTAATATAAGGTTTGATATTCACGGCGATTCCATAATAAACTATGACAATATATATGAAGACATGGACTCCAGGAACTCTAGAGACTCCAGGAACTCTGGTAATGCCAAAGTCATCAAGGCTGTGAAGGCAGTGAACGCGGAACCTCCTAAAATATTCGAAGGAGAAGCAAAAGACTTGAACTCCAAATGGACTAAATATAAGAAGAAGATATGGTGGCGGTTAAAGTATATTAAGAACGTCTATGTAGCGAGCAATATCGCCGAGTTATTCAACTACTTTAAAGCGCTTGATAACGACATCGTCAATGAATACGAGGATATCATTAAAAAGACTTTTCAATATTATAAATATGAGTTTAATAAAAATAAAGAAGATGTGGATGCCAAGAATATCAAGGATATCTTCAGGGATCCGTATTTTTATTCGTCTTACGTGAATGCCATGAATCACGTAAATAACACTAAAAAGACCTTTAAAACGCTAGAGATATTTTTATCCACCTATTTTTATAACAGCTCTATAGATGAAAGAAAGAGTATTTTAAAACATATCAAGGGCGACGATAAATACATCTATCATCCTAATGAGAACACCTTCTTTACGATTAGCAAGATTCTCAATATCTCAATATTGATTATACATAGTCGGGCAGAATACGGAAAGGCGGTTGATGTAAGTAAGCGCGCAGACGATAAAGACCTGTCTATAACGACCTCAATATACAAGGCAAATAATGGCGAATTATCCAGGCCACTCTTGATGCTTTATAAAAAGAACGAGAAGACGCATTTGAGTTACTACATAATTCGCAATAGCGACCACGATAACTTCATATATAACGAGTTAAAAGACGCTCCAGAAGAAATCAAAGCGATGATATTGAATACTGAAAAAACAAGTGTATATAACTCTTATAGTAGCACACAGACTAGTAGTATATAAGATATATAAGATATATATTAGCATTAGCCTAGAAAGACACGATTGTCTCTATGTTCTAGCATTTCCATAATCCTCTTTCTACAGTCTTCGCCAACCCCATTCCCACAAAGAGGAAGCCAAGTATTACTCCAGTCTGTTCCAGGAACGATTTCTAGAACTTCCTTAAATAGTCTATATGACTTATTATTATTAGGCATATCGTGAGATATCTTTGAGTTAAAAAAGAACTCATTACATTATATCATTTTTATGGAAATTATAAAAATAAAGTAATAATACTATACATCATCGTCACGCACGTCACGCACGTCACATCACAAATATATCAACTAACCACAACCACCTCCAACCTACTTAATAACCACCTTCTGCTGTGGAAGTTTGTAACACTTGCTCTTTTTAACTTCTTTTTGGCTAATTATAATCTGTAAGTCATCATTTGTATATAATTCGTCATTGTCTTCCTTATCCTCGGGAATCACATTAAGCCTATCATTTTTATCCTTCTCCACCTTCACATCACCCATACTCTTAAATAGCTCCATCATATGCGCCTCGTCTATTAGAATACGGCTATCGCCAGTTCCGCATGGCGGCTGCTGACCGAGCATAACATTCGCCGATACCCCATTAACCTTATCATATTCCGCAAATATGCTAGCGTTTATAAGCATATCCGTAGATTCTTCAAAAGACGACTTCGCAAGTGGCCCAATATCGCCACGATTAATTCCGTGCCTATCTATTGACATCAACTGACCTTTATAGGTCATCGTGTCAATAAGAAGCGACATATGCCTGTAATTCATTGAGCCCTCAGACACGACCGCCAGCAACTCCTTGTATAATGCGTGACGAGATGCTTCAATACCTAGCGTCTCATAAATCTCCCGAATATCATTAGAGATGGTTCGGCACGTATCTATGTTGGCATTCGCCAGGATATCTATGAGGTTCGTACCATCCGTATCAAGAACCCACTCTAATATCGTATCAAACTTATTCGTCTCATCGTTATACTTGGTATAATTCTTCTTATTCAAAGATACCTTCCTGATTCCCTTGTAACCTTTCAGTAATACCTGATATACGATGTTGTGCTCTATCGCCTTAATTGTGGCAATCTCATCCTTCTCATCAATCCCCTTTAGCGCCTCTTCAGTCATTTTAATTCTAAACACGCACTCTTCCGCATTATCATCACTATATACGCAATCAATATATTTGTCATACGATGTCTTCAACTTGGTATATACGTCAATCATCTTGAGACCGAACGTATTCATCTTCTCCTTATCAAATACGAGACGCAATACCCACGGGGATTTTGTGCGCGCCTTACAGATATTCTCGTCAATCCTCTCAAACTCCTTGTAGATACTCATAATACCCACGTCCTTCTCAATATTCGTCTCGTAAAGCTCGTCGCAATCCCAGTATATTTCGCTATACTTGAGAATATCCGACAGCTTCGTTATCTCTATGCTGTTCTTAATGTTAATCGCATTATTCTTCGTAATATCAATGCGGGCGTCCGCAAAATCCCCATTCTCGTCTTTCAGCGGATTAATGACGCAAGATACATCAGGTTTCATATAGATAATTAGCGTCGGCGTCTTCGTCTTCTTCGTCGCCGAAAGAATCTCCTTCAATCTCGGGACACCCGAAGTAGCTTTTACAGCAGCTGCTGTTCCCGAAACGTGGAACGAATCAAGCGTCATCTGGGTACCAAGCTCGCCGATTGTTTGGGCTGCGATAATTCCAACCATATCCCCAGGTTGCGCTAGCGCCTGATTGAAATACTCGTATATTTGCGATACAATCCAGTCAAATGTATCCTTCGTGAAATGGTAATGAACTATGAGTTTTTTAGGGTTCAAATGAAGACGAAGTAATATGTTGAAATACAGCATTCCCTGGACCCGGTCTTTCACATACAGGTCGGCCTTAATCTTCTCTATCGCATCCAAGACATAGTCGGGGCATAAATCCGTCTTAATCTTTTTAATATTGAGTGCCAGAAGGCGCTGGTGGGCGATATTCATTATCCTGTCAAAGGGAATAGGGTAATTGATAATATACTTCTTCTCGCTGTTAAACACCTTCTTAATAAGGAACTCCTTGTCCTTCAGCATCTCCTCAAAATGCGTGGCGCACCTTTTGTAGGTATCGGGAGTAATCGTTTTGAACGCCTCGTCCGTCAAATGAATATCAAGATGCTCGGCGCTTTTAAGGTTATACTCGGTATCTAACTCAACAATATTCTTATTAATTGTATTAATATACTGGGTCTCTATCTTACATCCGTCCATCCCGTCCTCGCCGTAAATGTACTGGATGATAGAGCCTGTTGCGGTTCTCACAGTATTATCATAATTAATCTTGGAATCTTCCATCGCCTTCACTAACCTTCGCTGGATATATCCGGTCTCTGACGTTTTTACAGCGGTATCAATAAGCCCCTGGCGACCGCCCATAGCGTGAAAGAATACTTCTTGCGGTGTTAGACCGCTGATAAAACTGTTCTTTACGAACCCGCGTGCCTCGGGGCCATCGTCGTACTTGGTATAATGCGGAAGCGTCCTGTCTGTAAATCCATAGGTAATTCGCTTGCCATCCACATTCTGCTGGCCGACGCACGCAATCATTTGCGCTACGTTAATCTCCTTGCCCTTGGAGCCCGCTTTAACCATATTAATCATACGGTTGTTCGTATCGTCAATCTGGTCTAAACTGATTTTACCGACATTATTCGTGGTCTTGTCAAGGATGGCGATGATTTCCCGCTCAATATATTCCTCGTTGCTAAATATACTGTTGTTATCAATGATACCTCGGCGAATGTCGTCCAGTTTGTCGTAGGCGAGATTCTTCATCTCCTTGATTTTATTCTTCAGCGTCTCTTCGGTCTTCTTGTCGGGCACCAGGTCGCTGATACCGACACTGAACCCCGATGTTAGTAGCCAGCGACATATTAAACGCTGGGTATTGTCTAGAAACTTGCGAACTTCAAATGGCCCATAATCGTGGTATATTACGGGGATTAGCCCAGTGGAAATATCGTGAAAGACCTTCTTATCTAGCGAACCCGAGTTCGGCGCAAGCACGCTATTATTCACGATAAACTGCTCCTCCTTCTTGTTTTTCAGGTTAATAAAGAGGCCAGGCGGTAATATCTGCGAATACGCCTCTTTCCCCGAATACATATAGGCGTCGTCGGGTTTCGCAAGCTTTCCCTTGAAATAACTATTCACCATCTGGATATTCGCTAGCGTCTTGTCTTGAATCCTCGTATAATCCTTTGTTAATCTGTAAGAACCGACGAGCGTATCCTGAACGACCTCTATGATTGGTTTGCCATCACGAGGCGCCAGAATCATATATGGGACGGCTGCTATATCCATCAACTCGCTCATCGTCTGGATATTTTGCGGACAATGTAAGTTCATCTCGTCACCGTCAAAGTCGGCGTTATATGGCGGGGTATCTAGGACATTAAGGCGGAACGTCTGGTAGGGCATAATAACCACCTTGTGACACATCATAGACATCTTGTGTAGCGACGGCTGTCTGTTAAACAGGATGAAGTCGCCGTTCGTCAAGTGCCTATGGACGATATCGCCATATACGAGTTCGGCGGCGTTCTTATCTCGCTCTATGGAATGCTTTAGATTAATGGTGCGCGTGCTCTTTTTAATGTATTTTGCCCCAGGCCACACCTCTGACCCGTTCTTAATCAATTCGCGCATCTTGTCTATGTTATACTCATTCACAACCTCGGGGAACGTTATATTCACAGCGACCTTAATAGGGACGCCGAGTTCGTCAATACTGATATAGGGGTCTGGAGTAATTACGGAGCGTGCCGATTGGTCTACACGCTTTCCGTTAAGATTGCCGCGAATCCTGCCCTCCTTCTTCTTCATACGGTCAGACACCGATTTGAGTTTTCGCCCATTCCTCTGTTGCGCTGGTGCGAGCCCAGGCATCTGGTTGTTGATAAACGTGAATACGTGGTATTGTAAAAGCATGCCGACGTATTTGATGTTTTCCTCTGACGCCCCCTTACAAATCTTGTCGGCCAGTTGTTTGTTCGTTTTAATAATGTCGCTCAATTTATGCGTCAAATCATCTTCGCGCCTTTGACCGTTTTCTTCAATAATACTCGGGCGCACAGCTGGAGGAGGAACGGGCAAGACGGTGCATATCATCCATTCTGGTCTGTTCCATTTTGGATTAAATCCCATCATCTCCATTTCTTTTTCAGTTATGCGTGAAAATATCTTGAGAATATCTTCGGCGGTGAACTCTTGAACGACCTTGTCGGTACTCTTTTCGCCGTTCTTATTTGCGGGTTGCTTCCTGTTATCCTTCCATTCCGCAATAATTTTCATAGAGTTCTCCTTGATATACTTGGTAGGTTGAATGGCTCCGCATCCAATGGTTCCGTCGTCGCCACAAACA